TTTATGCTGGGCGGGTGTTGGAATGCCCTCCGTATTCAGTCCCTTTGCAATCTGTGTGCAAGACTTGCCACCAATCACTTCCATGAAAATACGGCGGACTATCGGAGCGGTTTCCACGTCGATGATAAGGTGATGCTTGTCAGCAGGATCGGCTTTATACCCGTATGGGACTGTGTTCACAAACTTTGCCTTCTCCTGTTTCATTCCCATTGCAGACTTGACCTTCTTGGACAGGTCTTTGCTGTAATAGTCATAGATAAGGTTCTTGAAGGCAATATCCATACTGATAGTCTTGCCTTCATGTTTCGCGCTGTCATAATGGTCATTGATAGACTTGAAGCGGATACCGAGAAACGGGAAAATATGCTCCAAATAGTCACCAACTTCAAGATAGTCTCGACCGAAACGGGAAAGGTCTTTCACTACGATGCAGCTAATTTCTCCATGCTTTGCGCACTCTATCATCTTTGCAAAGTCAGGACGATCAAAGTTCGTGCCGGAGAAACCGTCATCGCAGAACTCTATACGAGGCAGATCGCAGAGAAGCGGGTTCTGATCCAGATGACGATTGATGAGCATACGCTGCGATGCGATACTGTTGCTCTCGTCCTTGACTTTGTTTGTGCGCTTGTCAACGTCTTCAAGCGACAAGCGCAGATAAATAGCGATTTGTTGTTTCATCAAGCAACCTCCTTCCTGATTTTCTCGCAAGTCTTCGTAAGTGCTGCAAACTCATCCATATAGCTGAGTTTGATTTCCAATGTGCCGTCCTCATGAAGTTTCATAGTCTCGATGAAAGCGTCCGCCATTTCTTCGGAGATTTCCGCCGCGTTGTAGAAACGTCGGATCATCTGCTTCCACTTCATTTCGCCGGTAATCTGTTCCTCCGTCTGATTCTTTGGCGCTTCCAGCTCGGAAAGATTTCTCTCAATCGCCCGGATGTCCTCCATGACGATCTCTTTATGGTGGCTGTACTCGGCGTCAGAGAGCAATCCTTCCTTGAGATCAACATACATACCGCTAAGGAGAGACTGTTTTTGCGCAAGTTTTTGACGCAGTGTCCGTATCTCCTGAACGGTATTGTCTTGCTTAATCATGACTTTTTTCATTGCCAGCAGAGAATGAAGCGTCTTCTCCATATCGAGGAATACTTCCATCTGAGACTTGATGAAGGAAAAAACTACATCGTCAAGATCCTGCTTCCGTATTTTCACGTCGGAACAGCCTCTTGTTCCATGCTCGGCGTAGGTCGGGCATTTGAAGGTGAAATACACCTTGTCCTTCTTCGTGCTGATGGAACGCTGCAATTTCATGATTGCCCCGCACTCGGCACATACAAACTTCTTCCCATAGATGTTTTTCGCTTTGGGTAGATGATCGTACTTGCCTGAATTGGCTCTCGTGCGTTCTACGGCTGCACGGTTGATCTCCTGCACTTTCTCAAACAGCTCTTCACTGAGAAGTGGTTCATGGGTGTTTTTTGCGATGACCCATTCGTCTTCGGACGTGATGTGATAAGGGATGCCTCCATAGAGACACTGACTGCCTTTCTTTTGAGCTAAATGCCCGATATAGACGATGTTTTGAAGAATTTCGGTTATCATGTGCTTATTCCACAGGATGACCCGATCCTTCTTATTGAAGTTCGTTTCCACACCGCGCACCCGTTTGAGTTGACTGGGGGAAAGAATACCGGCGTCGTTGAGCTTTTTGTTGATGCCCATGTAGCTGACACCTTCGGCTCTCCATTGAAATATCTGGACAACAATCGGCGCAGTCTCAGGGTCGATCAGAAGATGGTTCTTGTTCTCAGGGTCTTTACGATAACCATACGGTGCATAGTTTCCGATATAATCCCCGCGCTCCATCTTCGCTTGAAGGGCTGTTGTGACCTTGCGCGAGATGTCCTTCGCATAAAAATCATTGACGATGTTCGACAGGGAGGCGGATAAATGCCCCTCGCTTGTTACCATCGCAGTATCAAAGGAGTCATTGACAGAGATAAATCGCAGATCGAAGAACGGGCAGATCTTTTCAATGAACTGAGAGGTTTCGATATAGTTTCTGCCGAGGCGGGATAAGTCCTTCACCACGATGCAATCTACAATGCCCATCTTGACGGCTTCCATCATCCGATTAAACTCTGGACGGAGAAAATTGGTCCCGGTATAGCCGTTGTCAACGAACAGTGCCGTCTTCTCAAGATACGAGCGTGACGCAACATAGTTTTCAAGGAGAGCGGTCTGGTTCTCAATCGAGTCCGATCCCTTACCGTTGTCTTCAACGGAAAGGCGGACATAGAGAGCAGTTTTCCAGCAGCGGATAGGAGTATCAACTGCCGGGGTAGGGAGATTTTGCTTTTTCCGCGATACTCGTGCCATTAGACCACCTTCCTTTCAAAGCGAATGACTTTATTCGCGTCCTCCTTTTCCTGACGTTCGCGCAGGAACTCGACGATAGATGCAAAGCGGTCACAGTGCATGAGACCGACATCAATGTCTTTGTTCTCTCGAATATGAATATAGTCGATTAGGTTGACCACAGTGCTTCGAGTGAGTTCCTTGATATTTGCGTATTTTCTGAATTGCTCAAGCCAGCTTTGTTGCTCTGCCAGCCCACCCATCACGCTGTTTCGCTCACTGGTGAGCCGCATAATGGTGTCGCTTGCCTCCTTGATCTGCTGGTCGAACTGAGCTGTGAAGGCTTTGTATTCCTCACGGCTGATAAAATCGCTCTTGAAGTCTTCATAAGCACCGGTTTTCAAGCGGAGGTTCTTATCAATGATTTCTTCCTGAAACGAAATTTTTGCCTTGATTTTCTCAATCTCACGGTTTTCCCAAGCCATATCATCAATCCGCTTCAACGCATCTGCCATGTTCATAGCGGCATCAATATGTCCCTGAACAACAGCGAGAACGGCGTCATATACAACAGATTCTTTGATGCTGTGAGCCGAGCAGGAGGTCTTGTCGCTCTTGTTGCCACCGCAGATGAAATAGGCATATTCCTTTTCTCCGCAGCGTGATACTCTGCGTACCATCGGGCTTCCGCAGTCAGCACAATAAATCTTCCCGGAAAACGGATGGACGCCGGTTGCACCGGACGGGCTTCTTGTATCATCAAGCATGAGCTTCTGAACAAGATCGAATTGAGCATGGGCAATGATAGGCTCATGGGCATTTTCTGTCCGCGCCCACTCGCTTTGCGGCTTCACTATGGTCTTTTTGACCTTGTGGTTCGGAGAAGTGGTTTTGCCCTGTACCAGTGTTCCGGTATAAATCTCGTTCTTGAGAATGCGATATATCGCAACGGCACTCCACAGAGCGACCTTCTTCGTCTGGAAACAGGTGCGTTGCTTTGAGCCATTCGCCTTCTTGTACTCAATCGGAGAAGGGACATTGGCGTCATTAAGCCGGTCTGCGATCTGAGCCGGAGACAGCCCCTCTATCTTCCACTTGAAAATGTCCTGCACAACCGGCGCGGCAACCGGGTCAATCACCAACTGGTTCTTGTTGTCCGGTGATCTCAGATACCCGAAAACCACACGAGAGCCGACAAACTGTCCGTTCCGTCGCTTCGCATCAAGGTTTGATCTGACCTTGATGGAGATGTCACGGCAATAGGAATCGTTCATCAGGTTCTTGAACGGAAGGACAAGCTCGTTGTCTGCCGCTCCGGGCTGTGCGCTGTCATAGTTGTCGTTGATTGCAATAAAGCGAATACCGAGGCGGGGGAATATCTTCTGGATGTAGTCACCAGCCTCAATATACTCACGACCAAAACGCGAAAGGTCTTTCACCACGATGCAGTCAACCAAGCCAGCGCGGACAGCCTCCATCATTCTGTTGAAGTCAGGACGCTCAAAGTTTGCGCCGGTAAAGCCGTCATCGCAGTATTCTTTTACTACGGTAATTTCCGGGTGCTTCTTGAGGTATTCCTTGATGAGCATTCTCTGGTTTGAAATGCTGTCACTCTCAAGTTTTTCGCCGGAAATAGAAAAGTCGCCATCTTCCTTTGATAATCTCAGGTAGATGGCGGCTTTATAATCTTTATCCAAAGATAATTTCAGCATAAAACGCCACTCCTTACTTTATTCCGGTCTGATAACCCGAAAACTAAAGTAGCAGTGGTGTTTCGCTGATTTTGTCCATGCTTATTATAGCACAGTCCAAAGCAATTATCCAGCCTTTTCAGATTTGTTCACAAAAAAGATTCTTTTGGGGTTATCCGACGGCTTTCTCACATACTTGCAAGCAGATTTACGAAATTGTCATTGATCGTAGCCTGAGTATTTGCGTAGGAAACCCTAACTACCGTGTTGCCGACCTTAAACATATAGGGATTTTTAATCTGCTCCACATAGGATTTCATCCGATCTTCTACCGACATGGAACGGTCAATTTTGACGTCCCGAATATCCACCAAGGAGTCGAGAAGTTCTTTTCTGCTTCTCTCATTCTCCATAACATCACCGCCTTTTCACGAGTATTCTTGCCCAATATTTACCTTCTTATGCGTTAAGCCGCAAGAACACTTTATCAGCAAATTGATAGGCAGCAGTCATGAGGACCGCTGCCCATAGTATTCACTGATAAGTCCTTTCGGACGTTTTCACAGTGTTCTACTTCCGGCATATTTGCAGCTCGCGCCCCTGCCGAATAGGGAATGCTGCGGACTACCAATGGTCAATCGGTATCATGGGA